TGCTAATGCGAGATTTTCAGGAGTAATGAGAGCAGTTATTGTTTTCCCCCTCGCCAGACGAATAATCATTCGTATCTCGCAATCGTCACATGCTCCCGGTCGAACAATTGATATTTGTCCGTTCATCTCACTCTCCTTTGATGCGAATGCCTGCGGCGCGTGACACATTAACTTCCACGATGCGCACATTTGGTTTGTACATCTCAATCGCTGTCAGCCAGTCAGCGCCGGTCATATGCTTTTCTGCATCGCCATTAGTCCATTGAACCGGCACACCAATAGCTTTCATCGCAATTTCTATTTCCCCGGCAATGGCGCTTTTCCCGCAACCAGTAAATCCAGAGACAACGACAAGAACTTCGCCTTTGGCTGGTTTTATTTCCCGTGCTTCCAGTTCAGCAATACGCTTACTCCCATCCGAGATAACACCTTCGTAATACTCACGCTGCTCGTTGAGTTTTGATTTTGCTGTCTCCAGTTCGTCCAGTAGTGCAATCACATCAGGGTCACTGTCATCAACTACTGTTACGCGTGATTTTTCATAATGCTCGTCGGCAAGTGTGCGACCAATTTTGAAATCTCCATCACCACCATAACCGGAGCAGGCATAAGTGACATGTGCTCCAGATATACGCTGTATTGACATTTCCTCGCCACAAACAGAGCATTCAGGTACTGGCTTAGGTGAATAACGTTCCCGTAGCGCCTGATAATCAATCTCGCTCACTGGTTGCCCTCCTTCATAAAAATAATCCAGTGGGTCTTGTCACCCTTTCCTGTTCGTTGACCGATAACAGGCTTTCTGTCGGTCAGTGCCAATATCTGGCGAACAGGTATTTGCGTTTCATTCCATTTAAAAATCAGAACGCCGTATGGCCACAACACACGAAAGGCTTCTTTGAATCCCTGCCGTAAATCATCACGCCAGGTATCTTTATTCAGCCGTCCATATTTCTTTCCCATCCAAGCGTTATCACCAACACGCTCAAGATGCGGAGGGTCGAATACAACCATCGAAAAGGATGCGTCTGCAAATGGTAGTGCACGAAAATCAGCTATCAGGTCAGGACTGATAATCAGGCGTCGTCCATCACACAATGTGTGCTCTTCCTTTCTGATATCGCTAAATATCGCCCGGTCGTCATTCTTATCGAACCAGAACATGCGACTGCCACAGCACATGTCGAGGATTGCTGCATGTCCAGTCACTGGCTGCCTCCTTTGCGAAGCCGTTCCGCCCATTCTTCAAGGGATTTCTCTGCATATTCACCGGACAGGCCATCAATCGGATGCGATTCATTAGCTAACTCTTCTTTTGCTGACAGAATCATGCGTGTAACGTCGAAAACTTCAGCCAAAGGCTTATTGATAAATCCGTGATTGAAAGCAGCAGCAAGACGGCTTGCGGTATAGTTAATACCCTCGTTGCGAGCCTCAGCACGTACTTCATCGAATTTACGCACCAGATACTCAGCATTTGTTTCATTCACTTTCAGATCTCGCGGTACACATTTCCCGCGAAGAAACCCTTCCATTTCGAAAACATTCATGCGCATTTGCGTAACTCCGATAACTCGTTAAAACGTTCCATAAACATCCCATAGGCATGGCCTGGCGACAGTGGAATAACTTTGAACATCTCTGTTGCCGGGATACCTTCCAGTACAGGCCAGAAAGAGCCATCATCAAGCCCGAGATCGCGGCGTTCGGTTGCCAGCATGATGAGATCGGCATATTTCACGGGCGTGCTCATAACCGGGGGTAACCCGTATTTCTCACGGATTACGGCGTCTATTTTTTCTTCCATCCGTTTATAGTCAGGAAGAAGGCGTTTCAGTGGCGCGGGGATGTCCTGGCAATACGCTTCTGTTGCATCATGCATTAATGCTTCAAAAGCAAATTCCTGCGGTACCAGCTGGCTGCAAAGCACCGCATGTTGGGCGACGCTGTAGAAATGTGAAAGATGTCCTGCAAAGCGACAGATATTTGAAAGAGAAACCGCGATATCGTTAATAACGATGTCGTCTTTATTTATCCTGTCATAATAAAAATGCTTCCCGGAAAAAGTTTTAATAAATGACATTTTGTTCTCCACGTTATATGCGCTGCACCGCGCTGAATTCTGGTAAAAGGAAGCCCTCACCATCCGGCGATTATTGAGTTAATTACGTTTCCATAAATGCCCCCGCAGGGGCATTAGCAGTAATGAAATCAGGCGGTGAAAGTACCAATAAAGGTTTCTACTTTGCTGTCTTTGAATTTCTCAACAAGCAGATCACGAAATTCGTTAGCCATTTCTTCCTGCACTGCTTCCAGCTGAATAATGCGCAGAACCAGTACAGGACGATCGCCAGTGATAATGCTGAGGCGTAATTTAAATGGACGTTCTTTCAGACCTTCAAACGGAACGCATTTAAATTCAAATGCCACTGGCATAATATCTTTGGTCTTCGCTTCGACAGACTCCATCAGGGAGCGTTTGCCGCTGAAGTCATTATCTTCAAAATCAGCGGTCTGGTTTGCTTCAATCGTGATTTTACGGACCGCCGCAGCCGCTTTTGTTGCCTGAATAGCGTCACCATTAGCATCAAAGCCCACAAGGTAGTCGGCCCAGTCTTCAATCCATTCTGCCAGTGACTTCTGGGAGTTACGCTCGCCATTAACAGACAACAGAGCAGAGAACGGTGCTGTCTTTTTCAGTTTGAGTGTGGCGGTGTTATCTGCGTGACCTGGTTCACCAATAGTACCCAGGTTAAGCACACTGACGGCTCGCATATTATCGGCATCGATAAAGCAGCGGGTGCCTTCATCTGCAAGATCTTTAGAATAACGGGTAAAGTCATCGATGCTGGCAGTGGAAAGTGCACCACGGAAACGGAAACGATTTAAATTAAATTTTTCCAGATCATGAATGCGGAAATTCTCAGGCAATGCCACAGCATCGGCACCAATCTTACTGATAATTTCATTAACACCCTGAGCAGAAATAAGGGCATGGATTTGATTAATTGCGGTTGCGTCTAAGTTCTGAGACATAATAAGTCCTCACTATATAAAGATATTCAGTGATGAGATAAATAATCAGTTTATTAAAAACGATATTAACAACCTGCTGCGCGGAGTTTTCCGTCAGGTTCACCGGCAAGAGTCAGTAATTGTCCCTGGTCTTCCTGCAGAATAGTCAGGCGACCACCACGATTGACATACATCGGCGTTTCGGTGGTGTCTTCTTCGGAAATTTTCCCGCGGTTAGTCGGGCGAACATATGAGAGTTTGTGTTTGATTTTCACTCGGTTCTCATCAAACGGTTCGATTTCCAGGTTGAGCGAGACCTTACCTTTGGTTTTCGTGTTCATCACTCCGGAAGCGACTTCACTGAGAACAGCGCCGATTTTGGTTTCAAATACGCCGCCGTCCAGCTCCCCGATAAATGCCTGCACATCAGTACTGCGTTCGCTAGCCATTTTGCTGCTCCTCATCATATCGACCCTGCAAGGTCGGTTGGTTTCTCCACAAAACAGAGAAGAACACCTGCGGTGGCAGCCGCCCGGATGGATTGGGTTATGAGCCCGTCGTCCGGTGATGCTCTTCTCTGTTTTGTAAAAAGAGCGGTACCAGCCGGAAGCAAGTGTACAAACTGGTACCGCCAAAGCAGTGGCTGTTGTGGTGGGGTTGTCACTCAGGCGTATGGTCAACCTGACAATCCGGTGTCCTCAACGGGGAAAGAGTAACCCCGCCATACTTACCGCCGCGCCATTTCGCGGATTACCACAACGCTGAGAGCACTTAGCCAGTTACGGCACCACACTTTGTCGCGGTTCCATAAATGCCCTCATCGTTGCACCCTGGTCTCTTCCCAGGCGTCAAACCGAATCGCCACGCTGGTTAGGCGTCTTATCAGCATCCTCATTGACTTACACATTCCGGCTACCTGGTTTGTTTGCCCGAGCAAGGAGTGGATTGTCCCCTTTAACGTCCCCAGACCGCTAACGACGCATGTGCCATACGCCGTGTTACAACCAAATTTTGTTTAATCTTGCCTGTAACATGTTTCTTTTAGATACATTATGTATCTCAAGGGTACATTGTCAAGTATAAAAAAACCTGCCGAAGCAGGTTATAAATATTGATTAGGCCTTTATTTTGTATCTTCTTGGTTTTCCTGAGAAAATTACTGTACCAATTATAGAGCAATTACCGTTGATCTTAATGTAAGGTTCAGGCCAGTTTGGATTTAATGCTTTGAGGTAACGCTGTGTTCCATCTTCTATCAACCGCTTAAAGGTGGTTTCGCCTGTATCGTGCATCAATGCAATAACGTCGTCACCGTGGCAGGCAGGGACTTCAGGATCTACAAAAATCATGTCTCCCGGGCGGTACTCATCAATCATTGAATCACCAATCACCCGCAAGATATAAGTCATTTCGCCACAGGGTACAGGGCAGGGGTAAGTTTCTGCTGTGCTCAAATCAACCTCAGAATAGCCAACTTCTTTCCATGCTCCGGCCTGTACCCATGATATGACAGGGACTAACGTTATTTGTTTGTTAGTGATTGAAACATCAGGTTTTTTTGTGATGTTCGTGGTCTGGTGTTCTTGATCAAGCCATCCGACAGGCAGGTCGAAACATTTTTCGATGTGCCGCGCCATGCTGTCACCGATATTTTTAGTAGCACCATCTCCCATAAACCTGCTGGTCTGGGTTGGCTCGCGATCAATCATGGTGGCAAAGGAAGAATTCCCGCCAACACCATCTCTCAGTTTTCTGGCGTTAGACCGCCGGATGTCATGGACTGTTTTCATAAAGAAATTAAAACCTTTGTACCGATAAGGTACAAGTATCTTGAAGGTTCATCTCAATCATGTAATATGTATACCGGAGGTACATATTGTATGAAAGCGTATTGGGACTCTTTAACCAAAGAACAGCAGGGCGAGTTGGCCGGAAAAGTTGGCTCAACACCAGGCTACTTACGGCTGGTTTTCAATGGTTATAAAAAAGCCAGTTTTGTGCTGGCTAAAAAACTTGAGCAATGCACGTCAGGTGCAATTACGAAATCTGACTTAAGACCGGATATCTATCCGAAAGATTAACAGAACACCTTCAATTTTTAACCACAGAACGATGAGGCTAACCGTGGGTAAGCATCACTGGAAAGTAGAAAAACAGCCTGAGTGGTACGTGAAAGCTGTCAGAAAAACTATCGCGGCGTTGCCGGGGGGTTACGCTGAAGCTGCTGAGTGGCTGGATGTAACAGAGAACGCTTTATTCAACCGCCTTCGTGCAGATGGCGATCAGATTTTCCCGCTGGGATGGGCAATGATTTTACAGCGCGCGGCTGGCACTCACTACATTGCGGATGCTGTCGCACAGTCTGCTGGTGGGGTGTTTGTATCGCTTCCTGAAATTGAGGAAGTAGAGAACGCCGATATAAACCAGCGCCTGCTGGAAGTCATCGAACAGATCGGGAGTTACTCAAAGCAGATTCGTTCGGCAATCGAAGATGGGGTAGTGGAGCCACACGAGCAGACAGCAATTAATGATGAGTTGTATCTGTCAATTTCGAAGCTCCAGGAGCATGCAGCGCTGGTCTACAAAATCTTTTGCGCTCCAGAAAAGAGTGACGCCCGCGAGTGTGCAGCTCCGGGCGTCGTGGCGTTTTGTGTCTGTGGAGAAACTAACGCATGAACAGTTTAACGGCAAATAACCGTTTGTCGCAACAGCTGGTGGTCAGCGTCGCTGAACACCTGTTGTTACGGCATGAATGCAGATTACCAAATCACCTGGCTGTAAGTAACCACAGAGAACTTTACCTGACTGTGGGGGGTGAGTTGTGCAGGAACTTAACCGCTGGTTTCGTGACGGAAGAGGACTTTATGTTCATGTTATTCGTTGGGAGCCAGAAACACAGCGCGTTATCTATCTTCGCAAAGACTACCCGCATGAGTGCTTTAGTCCTTTGTGGAAATTCAGGCGTGATTTTGTTGAGTGTGAAGGACCACCAGCACATTGATTCTGCCATTCCGGGACGTTACACTGTTCAGGCACCTTATAAAGCGGGTGCCGGGATTGGCGTCCTGGAATTGATCAAGGCGATATATGACGCGCCAGCGTCTTTTTTATCGTCCGCATTTGCTCACATCAAAGTTATGGTGGGCTGGGCGGGGGCATCGAAAGATGCGCCGGTTTCCTTGATCACCGGTTACGCCAACCCCGTTCAGTTCACCACCAGCGAAATTGGCGTTTCCGGTGGTGGAAGTATTTCACCGATCAAGGAGGCTGCCATCATGGCTACTGTCCCAGCCCTCACTCGTCTGAATGATGAAGACTTACATAAACTCAGTTATGTAACAACTGCACTACGTGCTCTGCGCAAGGTAACTCTTTCGGATCCGCAGGCACATCAGGTTCTGGTAGAAACCCTTCTTAACTTGCAAGCTGAACGTATTCGTCTGGCGGATAAGGCTAATTTTCATATTCACCGTCTCCTGAATATCAGCGGAGGGCATCGTCATGCTTAATCCGTTGCTCCTCAACATTTACCGTTTATTTCAGCGTAAAAAAATATCAACACCCACAGTTGGGCAGTGGTACACCACGCCAGCAGGGCATGTTCTACGTGTCAGCCTGGTTGACCGTGAATGTCAGAAGGTGATTTGTGAACCGCTGGGCCGTAATTACCGCGTCAGTATGCCGCTTATAGCCTTTCGCTCCGGAAAAAACATGAAGCATCTCGGAGGTGCAGCATGAGTATGGAGCTGATGGTTAAAGCGATGAAAATTCGAGTGGGTAATCCATTGCGAAAACTGGTTCTGATCAAGCTGGCTGATAATGCCAGCGATCAGGGCGAGTGCTGGCCCAGCTACCAGCATATTGCTGACCAGTGCGAGATTAGCAAACGTTCTGTGATGAATCATATTGCGGCCCTTTGTGATTCCGGGCTGGTAAAAAAAGTCACCCGGAAAGGTGAAAAAGGTAACTCAAGTAATATCTATCTCCTTCATCTTGATGGTGCAGGAGATTCACTAGGGGGTAGTGCAAATAATTCACTATCTGGTGCAGCAAATTCACCAGGTAGTGCAGGAGTTGCACCAGGGGGTGGTGCAGGAGATTCACCCAGAACCAGTCACTCTTTTGAACCAGTCAAAGAACCAGTCAATGAACCAATAGCTGTTGGTGCATCAGTTGATGAGTCCGTGCGAGTTCGTTCAAACCGACCGGAATACTCTCCGGAGTTTGAGCAGGCATGGCTGGTATATCCCAAACGTGCTGGTGGCAATTCAAAATCTGCAGCCTTCAAAGCCTGGAAAGCCCGTTTGAATGAGGGGGTAAACCCCGAAACCATGCTGGAAGGTGTGAAACGCTACGCGGGCTGGGTTTCTGCGATGGGTAACAGCGGCACACAATTTGTGAAACAGGCTGTCACGTTCTTTGGTCCGGATCGTCATTTCGAAGAATCCTGGGAAGTTCCTGCGGTATCTGCAGCCAGACGCGAGGACCCGTACTTCAAAGCCAGTTACGACAACGTGGACTACAGCCAGATCCCGGCAGGATTCAGGGGGTGATCATGAGTCTTTTGAATGAAGTTCAGAAATTCATTGAAGCCCATCCGGGGTGTACTTCCGGAGACATTGCGGATGCTTTTGCAGGTTACTCACGGCAGCGCGTTCTGCAGTCAGCAAGCAAGTTACGTCAGAGTGGGCGTGTGGCTCACCGTTGTGAAGGAGATACACGCAGACATTTCCCGCGCCTGACTGAGAGAGCGCAGGAACCGGAACCACAACCAGTTCGAGAAACCAGACCTGTGCGCAATTTCTATGTCGGCACTAACGATCCACGGGTGATTTTGTGCCTGACCCGCCAGGCTGAAGAACTGGAGTCCAGGGGGTTATACCGTCGTGCAGCAACCGTGTGGATGGCGGCATTCCGTGAAAGCCACTCCCAGCCAGAACGAAACAATTTTCTGGCGCGTCGTGAGCGGTGCTTACGGAAAAGCAGCAAGCGCGCTGCATCGGGTGAAGAGTGGTATCTGTCAGGGAATTACGTGGGGGCTTAATGAGTAATAAATATTGCCAGGCGCTGGTGGAACTGCGGAACAAACCAGCCCATGAACTGAAGGAAGTGGGCGATCAGTGGCGCACGCCGGATAACATTTTCTGGGGAATTAACACCCTGTTTGGTCCGTTTGTTCTGGATCTGTTCACTGACGGTGATAACGCCAAATGTGCTGCGTATTACACGGCGGAAGACAACGCGCTGGCGCATGACTGGTCAGAACGTCTTGCGGAGCTTAAAGGGGCTGCCTTTGGTAATCCCCCATACAGCCGCGCCAGTCAGCATGAGGGGCAATACATCACCGGCATGCGTTACATCATGAAACATGCCAGTGCCATGCGTGATAAGGGTGGGCGCTATGTTTTCCTGATCAAAGCTGCCACCAGCGAAGTGTGGTGGCCGGAAGATGCAGACCATATTGCTTTTATTCGCGGGCGTATTGGTTTTGAACTGCCTGCCTGGTTTATCCCGAAGGATGAGAAGCAGGTGCCGACAGGCGCTTTCTTCGCTGGTGCTATTGCTGTTTTCGACAAGACCTGGAAGGGACCGGCAATCAGCTACATCGGGCGCGATGAACTTGAGGCATGTGGTGAGGCGTTTCTGGCGCAGGTTCGCCAGCAGGCGGAAAAACTGGTCAGGGAGATGGCGGCATGACGACATTAACTCAATGCCAGCAGCAGGTGCTGGATATGCTGATTTCTTACCAGAAAGAACGTGGCTTCCCGCCAACCAATCAGGAGGTGGCAACCATGCTGGGATACCGTTCAGTGAATGCAGCGGTGGAGCATCTTCGCGCACTGGAGAGAAAAGGCGTCATCACGATAAAGCGTGGCGTGGCCCGGGGGATAACGCTTCATACCGCGGTGAAGGACGACGACAGCGAGGCGGTCGGGATTATCCGCTCACTGCTTGCCGGTGAGGAAAACGCCAGGCTGCGTGCAACCCACTGGTTACATGAGAGAGGCCTGAAAGTATGAAACTGATCCTACCTTTCCCGCCCAGCGTGAATACGTACTGGCGACACCCTAATAAAGGGGCGTTTGCTGGTAAAAGCCTGATAAGCGCGGCGGGGCGCAAATTCCAGAGCGCGGCGTGCGCAGCAATAGTTGAGCAGTTACGTCGTCTGCCAAAACCAACGTCGGCACCTGCTTCAGTGGAGATCGTGTTGTTTCCTCCGGATAACCGGATCCGCGATCTGGACAACTATAACAAGGCGCTGTTTGACGCCCTGACCCACGCGGGGGTGTGGGAAGACGACAGCCAGGTGAAAAGAATGCTGGTGGAGTGGGGACCGGTTATCCAGAAAGGGAAGGTCGAGATCACTATCAGTAAGTATGAGAAACCGGCGGGTGCAGCCGCCTGATCAAGAGGAGAAACGAAGTATGAATAATCTGATGGTCATTGATGGTATTGAAGTTCGTCGTGATGCTTATGGGCGTTACAGCCTGAACGATCTGCACAGGGCAGCCGGGGGAGAACAAAAAAACCGCCCGAAATACTGGCTCTCCAATAAGCAAACCTGTGAATTGATTGAACAACTTTTCACCGAGGGTGGAATTCCGCCTCTGGAACAAAATCAACCAGTTAGCGTCATTAATGGCGGAAATAACCAGGGGACGTATGTCTGCAAAGAACTGGTGTATGCCTATGCAATGTGGATCAGCCCGTCATTCCATCTGAAGGTGATCCGTACTTTCGACATGGTAACCAGCGCACCGGAAAAATTATCCGGACAGGCTGCTGACAAGATGCAGGCTGGCGTGATCCTGCTGGACTTTATGCGCCGGGAATTAAATCTGTCTAACTCATCAGTGCTTGGAGCCTGTCAGAAGCTTCAGGAGGCTGTTGGCTTACCGAATCTGGCACCGCGCTATGCCATTGATGCTCCTGCTGACGCGCCTGATGGCTCAAGTCGTCCTACGCTGTCGCTGAGTGCACTGCTGAAACAGTATGGTATCCGCCTTACGGCTAATCAGGCATATCACCAGATGGCGAAGCTGGGGATCGTTGAACAACGCGAACGATACAGCCGTACCGCGATTAACAACATCAAAAAATTCTGGTCGCTGACAGCGAAAGGTTGCATGTTCGGCAAGAACATCACCAGTCCCGCAAATCCGCGCGAGACGCAGCCGCATTTCTTCGAATCCCGATTCCCTGAGCTGTTAAAGCTGCTCGATACCGTTCATTGAGGTGACCGTGAGAGCACTACTGACCCCTGAAATTGCCCCGCGTATGGGGATCGTATTGTTCAGGCCAGGTTCAGAGCTGATGCCCCTGTTTATGCAGGGGCGTGTCCTGCTGGAGCCTGAGCCGGAACGTTATTCATCTTTCGCCAGTGGTGCCGTTCCGGCGGCATCA